CAGACGGGCGAAAGCCTCGTAGGTTCGAATCATACACTATCCGCCATATGGGCCACTAGCTCAACGGCAGAGCAAGGGACTTTTAATCCCACGGTTCTGAGTTCGAATCTCAGGTGGCTCTCCAAATACTTGGCTCTGTGGTGGAATGGAATACACGGCTGACTCAAAATCAGCTGCCGAGAGGCTTACTGGTTCGAATCCAGTCAGGGCTACCAGATAGGTGAAGCATGTGCGTTTTGAGTGACGTTGATATTCTTGAATATGTTTCAAGCGATAGACTGATTATCAGTCCATTTGATATGGATAGAGTTCAGCCAGCATCATATGACGTAACGCTCGACGCATCTCTTATGCATTTTCAAACTGATGCCAGGATTAGCGGGCACACTATCGATACCAAGAAGTCACTTGAGCAGAATGGTATTGATATGGTCACAAAGTCTATTCAGCCTTATTGTCTTCAGCCTGGAGAGTTTCTGCTTGGCAGCACAGTAGAGGCATTTAGAATCCCAGATAATCTTGTTGGTCGTGTTGATGGCAAGTCAAGTCTTGGTCGTCTAGGTCTTATTGTTCATGCTACAGCTGGATATATTGACCCTGGATTTGAGGGTACGATTACACTTGAGATTACTAATTTGACAAAGTTTCCTATTATTCTTTATGCTGGTATGCCGATAGCGCAGATTTCATTTTCGATGATGAATAAGCCATCTGCTAGGCCATATGGCTCTAAGTCACTTAACTCTAAGTACCAAAATCAAAATGGCCCTACTGAGAGTCGCTACAGCAAGAACTATGACGACTTTGAGGCTTGCTAATATGGCGCGTTCGTCTACCGGTTAGGACGTGAGACTTTCAATCTCACTAAAGGGGTTCAACTCCCCTACGCGCTACCAAGGGCGCTTTGCATAATGGTAATGCCTCTGGTTTACATCCAGAAGTCGGGGGTCCGATTCCCTCAGTGCCCACCAAATAAGTCTACCGAAGCTCCGCTACCCCAATCGGAAGAGGGAGGAGACTTAAAATCTCTTCAGTGTCAGTTCGAGTCTGACGCGGAGTACCAAATCAGGAGAAAACGACATGTCGGATATTGAAATTGTTAATGACGAGTTTGGCAGACCTCATCCAGTCAAGGTTGAGGACCTTTTCCAGTATGGCCTTGAGTCTGATGGTGATACGCTTGCTACCGGCGTTCTGAAGGTAAAGCATGTTGTCTTTGAGCAGTTCAAGGATGCTGATAATGTAGGCCAGGGTAGAGTTGCTCAGGTTGACTTTGTTCTTCCACCAGGTTCTGCACTATATCGCTATGCATGGCGTACCGACAGAGCCTGGACAAATGATGGCAGTGCAGATTACGCAAATTTGCACTTCGGGACTACTACTAACTTTAATGACATACTTGATAATGAGGATGCCGTAGTTGAAGGCAATGGCAATTCTGGCAACAGTGTACCGTCAGAATATAACTCAATGCCAGACGGTGAGACACTGATGGTTACTATATTTGCCCCATCTGAGCATCCAGACTATGAGGGCGGCAGAACTTGGCTTTCATTCTGGTACTCAGTCACAACTGATACTGTTGCCTCAGATAGCCCTACTTGGGTAATTGACTGATATAAATTCATAGCCGACTTCGCCTAATGGTTGGGCACCACCCTTGTAACGTGGCACAGGTGGGTTCGATTCCCACAGTCGGCTCCAAATAAAGCTAATGCCCTGGTGCAAAACGCGCCAGGGCTTTAGCATTAGGTACATCATGACAAAAAGAAATATCGCAGTATCGAGAACAACAGAAGGTCATCGTCCAGATGAGGGCGAGATGCGGCATTGGAAGTCTACTCAGACTGTCAAGGCTCGTGGTCGTCCATCTGGCTCAAAGAATAAGAGTAAAAGTATTGTTCCGACTGAGGTCGCCAACGAAATACTTGATAAGCTTAAGCCAGTCCTGCCGGAAGAGCATTACGAGTATATGCGTGGAGTAATTGCTAAGGGCAGAAAGATAGATATCGAGCGTGAGCTTGATGTCATAATAATGCTACTAAATCGTCAGCTTATTCCTGCACTCATTGTTGAGAGTGAAGGTAAGACTGGCGACCCAGAGGCAGATATGTTGGCAGAGCTATCGACAAGTGCGATAAAGATGCCAGCATTCAGTAAGTCAGTCTCTGAAAGGTTAAAGGTAGTCCAGGGCTTCATGGAAATGAGGCTCAGAATGGAGCGCCATAAGGATGAAAGCAAGCAAGACAAACAACAGCCAATCCTCACAGTCTTCGCTCAGCGAGGCATTGACATCCAGCGACTTGGAATCATTGCTGGTGCAGTCCCCGGTAGTGTGGGCGGAAGCCCTGACAACGTTGTCGGGCCAGCCGACAGTGCTAGAACCGTTTCAGATACGTTTCCTGAACGACAACTCCCTGAACAGAGTAGTAGTCAAAGCGCGTCAGATTGGATTCTCGACGGTACTCTCGATAGAGACGACACACGCAGCCTGCACGAGGTATAACTATTCTGCTAACTTGATTTCAGTTAACCAGGAGGAGGCATCGTCAAAGCTTCGAGTAGGAGCATCGCTCCACGCCTCTATTCCAGATGATATGGCTAAGATTGGTTTTAAGCCTCCTAAATATCGAGATGCTGAAGAGGCACTTGCTTTCCATTATCCGCCATATACCTCAGAGGTAATCAGCAAGCCTGGTACCCATGCCCTTCGCGGCGGCGCTAAGTCTATTTACTTTGACGAGGCCGCATTCATCGAGAAGTTTGATAGGCTCTGGCAGGCCGGTGTGCCTGCTGCCCTGCGAGGCGATAACCGCGTGACCGTTATCTCAACTCCGATGGGACAGAGCGGAAAATATTATGATATCGCAACAAATATCGATAAGTACCCAAACTTCTCTAGGCACAATATCCCATGGTGGGAGTCTCGCTTCATGGTTCGAGATGGAGCGCTAGAGGATGCAATCGCGCTTGCTCCAGCGATGGATACGCATCAGAGGGTGATGCAGTTTGGGTCACAGAAATTGATTGAGACTGTATATAAATCAATGGATACCGTTTCATTTCAGACTGAAATGGAGTGCATGTTTGTTGATGAAGTAGAGGCATTTTACCCGTGGGACCTCGTTGTTGGAGGTGTGGATGACACGCTGGACGGCAAAAGAGAGTCAATCGCAGGCGCAAAAGATACTTCAGAGATAAGCATTGGCGTTGACCTCGCTAAAAAGCGAGACGAGACTGTATTTTTTGTCACAGAACACATTCAACCGAGCGACGATAGCCCATTAACGAAGAAAGTTCTGTACATTCAGCGACTCGCTAATGTACCATATGATGAGCAGTATGAAATACTCAGAAAGCTTGCACTACAGACTGTCGCCAGAAGAATCAGCATTGACGAGACTGGCGTGGGCCAGATATTCGTGGAGCGAGCTAGGCGTGAAGGCTTCGGCACTAATGCGATTATCGAGGGTATTTCGTTCACTAACAATAAGAAAGAAAATTGGGCTACAAAGTTTAAGTCTGATATTCAACGTGGTGCAATAAAATATCCAAGAGATTTGTCCTTGATGAGACAGATTCATGGTATCAAGAGAAAGAAGAGTGAGTCTGGATTTTACAGATTTGCTGGCGACCATGATGATATTTTCTGGTCCATGATGCTATCGCTATATGGAGAAGGACATGAGCCAGCAAAATTCTTCCGTCTTGGATAAAACAAAGAAAAAGAAGATACTAAAGAAGTATGATGAATCACTTGACAGTTGCAAAGACAACCCAGGAGATTATTCATTTAATGATTATCGTTTTTCATACAACCACCGAAGGCCACTTCCAAAAGAGGTAGCAAGAAAGGCAATCAAGTATATCATTGCCATTGTCGCTGCTTATCCGTTTCAGGTAAGAATTGGAGTGGCAAAGCCGCTCTGGGATATCTTCTGCCAGGAATGGTGTGAGACTGGGGACGAATCAAAGTCTTTAAGGGCAATATGATATGAGCAATGAGATAAGGTGCATTGACTGCAATACACTGTTTGGCAGAGTAACTGCTGGGCAATCGGGGGAAGTTATATTACAGATAAAGAACAGAGATTTATATCGTTATATAGTCGGCGGCAAGATATGGGGTCCATGTCGTGGCTGCGGAAGACGAGTAGAATGGTCGGGAGAAAATGACTCTAAAAGAGCTTGACAGACTAGTCACTAAAACTGATATGAATGAAGTATCTAAGAAGGCGCTGAGATATGTTAGGTCTGCCGTGGAGAAGGGCAAGTGTAGCTCTGCCACGCTTGGCGCTGGGGTATGGAGCGTATCCCTTGAGAATGAGCTGGGCAGTCCGCTCACGATGTCATTCTCATTCAGGAAGGATAATAGCTAATGGCTAATGACGAGGCGATGATAGTAATAGAGAAGGCACAAACAACTCTTGCTCCTCCAGGCCATAATGTTCGCTTTGCCCTCCTTGGCGCAAATCCTATTGCAGATACTATCTCCTATGCGAAGCGCCAGCAATATGGCCTCTATTATGAGATGTATCGTCAGCACCCAATCGTCCGTAGCATTATCGACCGCAAGGCTAACTATTCCATAGCTGGTGGATATCGATTTGTTGCAGAGGACCCACGATTTCAGGTGCCGGACGAGAAGATAAAGAAGCTTAAGTATTTCTTTCGCAAGAGTAATGCCAAGCAGCTCCTTCGCAATACATACCGCGACCTAGACGTGTATGGCGAATCATTCTGGCTTATCCAGCGCAGCATGGCCCAGACGAAGACTCCGCTTAAGGCGATGCGCCTCAATCCGAGATACATGACGCCAATCATGGTTAACAATGAGATTGTGCGCTGGTCTTATGGTGCAAGTTCTCCGTCTGGCAATACCGTAGAGTATGATGTGTCTGTCGTCCTTCACTTTAAGCTCGATGACCCAGAGGATGATACGCAGGGCCTATCACCGCTGCACTCCCTACAGCGCACAGTGGCTACTGATATTTATGCGCTAGAGTATAACGGCACATTCTTCGAAAACTCTGCCCAGACTGGAACGATTTTCATCGTAAAGACAAGCACTGGTGATGAGGCAAGAAGAAACCGCGAGTGGCTTGAGGCCAACTATGTTGGTGCGAAGAATGCCCACAGGCCAATCCTGCTTGAAGGCGACGTTGATGTTCGCCGCTCTGTTTCCTCGTCTGTAGAGATGCAGTACATGGAGGGTCGCCGGTTTAATCGTCAGGAGATATGCGTCGTTCTTGAGATGGATGAGGCACGTCTTGGCATATTTGACCAGGCATCCGGCACTGCCGCTAATACGTCGATGCAGATGTTCCACTCTGATGTTATCTACCCTCGTCAGCAAGTTATCGAGGACGAGATTAATAATAAGCTTATCCTTAGCATCTTTGGCTGGGGTGATGTTCTCTTCATTCATGAGGACGGCGACCCGCGTAGAAAGCTTGATAATGCCGATGTGATGGATAAGAATCTTAAGTCTGGACGCCAGAGCCTTAACGAGCAGCGTTCCGAGATGGGCCTATCGCCTGTCGATGGCGGTGATATTCACTTCCTGCTCACGCCAGCTGGCGCAATCCCTTATTCAATGCTTTCAGAAGTTGCCACTCATGCAGCTGGCGTTCCTGATATGCAAGATACAACTCAGGGCAATCCTACTGATGGTGCGGTAGTCGCAGAGCCAATCAGTGGAGTGGGTACCACCACAACTGGTGACCAGAACCCTCCCCAGGCCCTCACAAGTGCCGAAAAGCAGGTATTAAATGTCTGAGATTAATGCATCCTTTAAGTATATACTTCAAGAAGTACGGCTCGTAAAGGCAATAGACGATAGCGAATGGGTTATCGCCGGTATCGCTGCTGGGCCTGTGCCAGATAGTGTTGGCGAAAGATTTAGCACTGATGCAGCCGAGAAGGTTGCTGAGCAGATTAATCGTTTTCCGCTTCCGCTATTTGATTGGCATGCAAAGAATACCATTCTTGGTCTTCCTATTGGGGAAGTATACAAGGCGTGGGTCACTCCCGATGGTGAAATCGGTATTGAGGCACGACTAGATAAGGCGCATACAACCGCACAGATGCTACGCCAGAAGCTTGCTGAAGGCAAGCAGTTCGGCCTAAGCGTAGGTGGTAAGGTTTTGGCGTATAAAGACGAGTTTGAGAAATCAGTTGGCAAGAATGTCAGAACGTTCACTAATGTTGTCCTTGACGAGATTAGTGTAACGACGAAGCCATTCTACCAGCCATCTCTTGGAAGCGTCATTTCAAAAGCGATTGACGAGGCTCAGTCCGCGTCGGTCGATGAAGGAGATAATTCATTGGATAATACCGTTGAAACTCCAGAGGCTGCGGAGGCTCCGGTGGAGACGCCAGAGGCCGTGCAGGAACCTACCGACACGGAAGCAGCCACAGAGGTTGAGAAATCTCTTGATTCAATCGTTAATGCTCTTATTGAGCGCATTGATAAGAGAATCGATGAGAAGCTCGCCCAGTTTACACCCACAAGCGCACAGGCAGCGGACTCGCAGCCAACTGAGGCCGATGAGGCTACTGAGAAGTCTGAGTCAACCGACTCACAGGAACTTCTTGTAACTAAGGCACTAGAAGAGGTACTCCGCAGACTAGAGCGTATCGAGGAGCGTACGCCGGATGTTAATTCCCCCGGCCTACTAACCCAGAAGTCCGAGACAGAGCAGCTGCTTGAGACTGTGAATTCAATGTCACCGTCAGAGAGACTTCGCTTTGGCCTTCGGGCGCTACATCGTGAGATTTAAGGAGTAACCCGTGGATATTCGCAAGGCACTTGACCTCGCCTCGACCGCTGCGGCATATTTTGTGCCGGAAGTTATCGATGGCGCTATTCGTGACTACGCTGCAAAGGTTCCGACCCTTTACAACGCAGTTCAGAGACGCCCCTGGGCGACGAACACCTACTACATTCGGAAGCGGCTTGAGCTTCCTACGGCTGCTTGGAGCATCGACGGTGGCCCGCTACCGGCTGCAACCAATTCAACCTATGGCAAGACCTTCAAGACGATGAAGTACCTCTACACTCGTGGTGAGGTTACTGGCCCGATGATTGCTGCCGCTGGCAACTTCTTTGATGCCCTTGGCTCAGAGATTGAAGGCCATCAGCAGGCAATGGTCGAGAGACTCTCAACCGACATTGCAACCGCTAACGGCGGCTCGAATGATTTTACCGGTATTCTTTATCAGATTACCGATGACTCAGACATGTACACCGCTAATGGTGGCCCCGCTGCTGTCATCGACGCATCATCAGCCTACCTAAGCCTGAACTGGATTGACAAGGCTATCGACGCCGCTGTTGACGTTGGCATGATGGGCAGTGGTACCCCGAATACCATTGTTACCACCCGCAAGGTGGCCCGCATGATTAACTCACTGCTTCAGTCTCAGCAGCGCTTTATGGACTCGACTGAGGTTGCAGCTGGCTTCCGCGTGCCCACTTATGACGGCCTGGCTATCGTAGTTGATAACCACTGGCAGGACGACGAGAAGATTCTTATCTTCGACCGCAACAAGGCTACGTTGCTCGTTCACCAGGACTTCACCTATGAAGAGCTTGCCAAGACTAAGGACTCCGTTGACTTCATGATGAAGTGGTACGGTGGCTTTATACTGGAGGGTTCTGCTTCGCTTCTTGAGAACTTTACCCTGACGCCTAACATCTAATTATACGGGGAGGGGAGCGTTTGCTCTCCTCCCCTAATTTACGATAGGAGATTAAAATGTCAGGTTGGCTAACAGTTGAGGAAGCAGAGGCTCAGATTGAGGCAGCCTCTGATAAGTATATTAATGAAATTCCGCAAGATAGATTTGATAATTACAATGATAATTATTCACCTCCGTCATGGATTTGGGATAATGATTTTACAGAGCTAAATTCATCTAGTGCATACAACTCAAATGGTGATTATATTGGCGAAGTATATTCTGGTGGCAACGGTGTAGGAACAGATTGGCCGGCAAATTATAAGCTATTAGGAAAGGTGCTAGATACACTTGATAGCGGCAATATATTTACTACCGGTGGACCAATCCCAGGTGCTGGGCAGGGCTTTCCTGATAATGCTGGTTATACTAGTTATTGTGATAGCCTTGTTCTTGCAGAGGCAAGCAAGATTACCGGGGAAAAGTGGTTCTAATGAATACCGTGAAATTAAAGCATGCAATTGCTAGACATGGCAAGAGAGTAGAGCATTTTTATGATGGCATTCTCATGGCAGAAGATGGTATTATTGAGATACCTGTAGACCGTGAGCCTTGGATAAAGCGCTCATGGATTACAGGGTACAATCTATCGCCATCTGGCAAGAGGCTCTGGACGTGGCAGCATGTTCTTGAAGAGATTCAGGAACAGAATGCAGTCGAGGCCCCTAAGCCAGCCAAGAAGAAGTCAGCTCCAGCTCCTGAGCCAGAGATGATACAAGAAAAGAAAGAAGACGCCGATGAAGGTGCTTATAGTGGGCGACAGCCCGTTGTTGAATACGGGGTTCGCCAGGGTGAACCAGCAGGCAGCGAAAGCGTTCCTGAATAATGGCTGGGAAGTAGTGGCGGTTCAGGCACTTACGAATGAGCCGCCACCTTCCGAGTTTTATAATGGCATAAAGTATTATACGCCATCAAAAGATGATGACATCATGGGTAGAAAAACAGCCCTAGATGCATTTAAGGCAGAGCATCCAGACATCGTATATCTTACAGGTGACCCTGGCCTTCTCGCTGCCTGGGTAAGTATTATGCCAGACGATGCAAAGATTCTTGGATATATCCCGATAGAGGGAGAGCCGATATCAAATCAAATATGGAAGACTGTTCTGTCTAACATAAATATAATTACTTGCTCTAAGTATGGAGCAGACATGGCTAAGAAATATCTTGATAAAGATATTGAGTGGGCCTATCATGGCGTTGACCATAGCGTATTTAATGTTACAGGCAAAAGAGAAGAGATAAGAAGCTCAATCGGATGGAATGATAAGTTTATCATTACCTGTGTAGCTAATAATGTTAGAAGGAAGCAAATACCAAGACTGATTGAGGCAATGTCAATACTTAAGTTTAAGTATAAGAGGCATGATACATTTCTCTATCTTCACATGGTACCATTTCAGAACTATTGGCTCGAAGGGCACAATCTTATAGAGATTGCGGCAATGTATGATGTTGGAGATAGAGTTCTATTTAACTCTAATCTTAAGAAACTTCATGATAGCGTGCCGGAAAGAACAGATGACCCAGCGCAGCCAGGTCTTGTTGAGATTTACAACGCAGCTGACCTATTTGTCCTCCCTTCACAGGTAGAGGGATTTGGTCTTCCGATAGCTGAGGCAATGGCCTGCGGGCTTCCAGTGATGGTTACAAAGTATGCCGCTGGCTGGGAGGTTGCGTCACCGGCTGGTAGGGGAATCCCAGTTATTGATTGGGAAATTCACAAGAGCGGAACTAAATATGCAAACGTCAACATAGAGGCTATGGCTGACGATATCAATAAATTAATTAAGAACCCAAAAGAACTTGCACGAATGTCTCGTCTTGGCGTTGAAAGAGCTAGTGATTATGACTGGTCTAATTTCCATGAAATTCTTATTAAGAAAGCAATGGTGATGGCAAATGCCGATGCGTGAAGGCGTTGATAGACGACACAGGAAGATACGAGCAAGAACAAGAAACTCAGCGAGAACAGTATTCTACCGGATTAAGAGAAGAATCTCTGACAGACGTAGAAAGCTAACATTGAAGAGTCTTGCTAGATTATCATTAAGATACAAGCGCCGCTCTGCACTATCTAGAAGAAGAAGGTAGTCAATGTCTATAATTGATTCAGAATATTTACGCTCTACTCCAATACCAATAAAAGACAGTCAGTGGGACGCGATTGGCGAGGAGCAGATACAAAATGCCATAGACGAGGCAGAAGAATATATAATTGATTATCTTGATAGACACATTGCTAGCGCCTATTTCACCGATAAGATTGTCGGCAGAGATAGGCCATTTTTGGTGCTTGAAGAATATCCAATATCAGAAGTATTAGAGATATATTCTTATGATTTGCATAATAGCACTGCATATTATGATATTGATGATTTTATAATAAATGACTCTGCCGGTATGCTTGAGTGGAAGGATAAGTCATCAAATTCTTTCAAGAAAGATGTTACATATATAATAAATTATGTGGCAGGGTATGAGAATGTTCCGCTTCCGATTAAGAAAGCACTGGCGCTACAAACAATAGAACTACTTCAGCCTATCTTCAGAAAAACAAACAGCGCCATGTCAATGGTAGACCTAGTTCCAAATTCAACTGAGCTTATTGTCGAGTTCCTTGAGAGGTACAGAAGAAAGAGAATTGGCTAGTGGCGAGAAACAAATTCGTAACACCAGGTGGAACAAGATTAAGCCCAGCTGCCAAGCGACTTATTGGTGGAAAGAATCAGCGCATCAGGATATTTAAGCAGTATGCGTTCCCAGTCAACATGGCTATTGATGGCATAGAAGACCAGAAACAATATGTTGATAATATGAGGGACTATATTATTAATGATGGCGCAACTACGCTACTAAAGGCAGCAGTGCAGGGCACTGGTGACGTGCTGCAAAGAAGCTTCGCAACTCAAGGCAGATATGGTGGCGTTAAGTGGCCCCCGATTACCGAAGGCACTAAGAAGCAGCGCGAAAAGCTTGGCTATCCGCCTGATGCACCGCCACTTGTTCGCTCAGGTGCGCTGCAAAAGGCTATTTCTGAATTTGTTCTTGCATACGGCAAGTCATCCATGAACTCAGTCAATATCAATGAATCTTTCACCGGCGTTGTTCATCCTGCTAATAGAACAAGGCGCAAGACCGGCAAAGATACCGGTGATATGGACAAAGATACAGTCACTGTTAATGTAAAGCAGGTATCTTCAGGTAAGACTGTCCGAAGAGCTGAACTTAAAATAAGTGGAGACTCTGTTGCAAACCAATTTGGATATTCCACTAGAGTGTGGAGTCCAGCAGCAAAGAAGTATAAGACTGTAAAGGTTCCAGCTCGTCCATTTTGGTTTGTTAATGCTAGAACAACTGCAAGAGCAAGAACATTTGTTAAAAATGCTATTAATGGTATTGAGAAGAATACCCTTGCCGAAATGGCTCCTAAGAAGTATGCACTTGGAGTAAGGGGGTACTGGAGGAATCGCGCTCAGCAGCAGTTTGACGCGCAGCGCATGTTAAAACTTCCAGGAAATGCTACACCCAAACAGCGAATAGAACTGATTAATAAACTTATTGAAGAAAAAATGTCTAGACATGGCGGTTCTGACCTTTCCGCAAGAATGTGGCGTGCAAAGGCTCAAAGAGAGATTGCTGAGAACCCATGGTATTGGACTGACATGACTGGCGAGATGACAATGGGCGGAATTGTTGCCTCACTAAGGCATGCAAGCGGTCCACGGATGAGCCAGGTTTATAAGATAGGCTCAAGAACAACTGGTGGCAAGACTCCAAGGGGACTATCTCCACGCGATAGATGGAGGACTGTGGAGCTTCCATCGGGAAAGATTTATATACAATATAAATATAAGGCACCTGGAGAGAAGGGCGCCGCTAAATTCCGTGAGGTTGATATCACTACTCTTGCTGGTGTTAAGCAATACCTAGCACACTCTCAAGAGTCTGGTGCTGTTTTCCAGGATTATGATGTATATGTAGGCAGAAGAGCAAGACAGCTATTGCAGGGAGTTAAAACTGAAAAGCAGGCACAGAAGGCAGCATTTGATGTTCTAATCAGAACTATCGAAGTTGAATCTGCTGCTCGCGGTGGAACATTTGAGGGACAAAGAATTTCCTCAAGCAGATACCGCAGAAAAGTTATTGCTCAATCATTTAGGTCTGATGTGAGGGCTGAGGGCCTACTAAAGGCAATGACGGCTACTGAGGTAGATGAGAAGGCACTTTCTAGAACTGAACGCATAGCTGGCGCAGTCCGCTTTGGTGTTACCGCTGGCCGAAAGCCAGGTGTTAGAGAGACAACTCCAACTGAGGTTGCGATTAGGCTTCGTGGTGAAATTAAAAGGCGCCGTGAAGCATTTTATCATACACATGGAAAAACATTCGAAGATGTAATAGCTGGGCTTAGCACAGAAAGAACAATAGTAATTCAAGACCCAAGGGACTCAAAAAAGTCATTCAAAGTCAGCGAAGCTGAACTTGCTCTTTTTGCCCCAGAGGGACGTGCAGTAGTAAGCAGCAAGACTGGCCTATTTACACTATCAACTGGACAGCCATCTCAGTGGGCATTAAGACAAAATCTTGTTAATCAAAGCTTGTCATCTGATGTTATTCTTCCAGAAGAAAGAGGCGTTGTTGAGAGAGTTCTGCAAGATTATCTTGCTCATGGTACTGGCGAGCATGTTAGGACAGGAAAGGGCGCATATGCATCGCTAGTTGATGAGAAAGGAGCAATCTCTAGGCCGGGAAAGAAAGCTGCAACAGCTTATATTGACCAGGCAGTATGGTCGAATATTCAGCGTGAAGCGATGCTGATACGAATCAAAGATAGAACTCTTAAAATGCTTGAAGAAAGAATTAATGCAGCATGGGCAGAAGGCTTAATGCAGGATAGAGACGAGCAGGTAAGAAGATATCTTGGAATTCGAGAAAATACACAAGCATTGCAGATTAATCCAGGCAGAGATTTACTTCAAGAGGCACTTAATTTTATTCGTGAAGATGAATTAAGAATCGAGAAAGAACTAAGAGCGCAATATGGATATCCAGTCTATCTCCCGCGCTATGGAAGTAGATGGAGACAGCGTGGATGGGGCGTTGACTATAGCAGCATGGACTCTGTGCTTTCATTTGAGACTAGACTTGGATATAAGCTAACTGATAGGCCACTTACTCCGCAGCCAGGTAGAGCATACACTGAAACACTTGAGGGTCAGGCCCAGAGAAAGGGACAGGCTGGAGCAAGAACTTCTGAGATTGTAGAGGATAACCCATTTCAGACTACTCAGATTCGCTCTGTAAACAGAAAAGTTGCAATGTGGGTTAACCGTGAGGGTCGCGTTGGCCTTACTAGGGCACAGGCTGTAGAGATAGGTCTTCTACAAAAGGGTATAGCATCTCCAGAATTTGAGGCTTTCAGAGATATACAGAAGATGTGGGAGATAACTGTTGAGGGCAATCTTATCCGCCACGCAGATGCTAAACTTAGGGTAAATGCAGAAGATATATATAGAGATACAGCTGGAGTTTGGTGGATTAGGGGTACCAAGCGAGGAGAAAGTGCCGGATGGGCTGGATACCTTAGAGGCAACCGTGGCAAGATAGCTGTAGACTATGCTACCGGCGAGCAGAACGTTGCTCGCATAGACCCATTTGTTACATGGATGGCTCAGCCAATCAATAATGGCGAAGGCGACATGTACATTCTTGACCCT